TGGGGGTGTTGTCGACGGTGAGGGAGGTGATGGGGAGGCCGAGGGTTCGGTGGTCGGGGATGGCGTGGTGGGCGGGGGTGAAGGTGCGGGAGAGGAGGTGGAGGCCGGTTGGGGTGTGTTGGAGGCGGGGGGCGGGGTTGTTGGTGAGGTGGTGGCCGAGGGTGAGGGCCTGGGCGTGGAGGGTGGCGCGGAGCAGGGCGATGGTGTCGCCGGTGGTGACGAGGGGGGCGCAGGCGCGGCTGGCCCAGATGGCCAGCGCGGCGCCGGAGGTTTCGGCGGGGTCGTTGCAGTCGGCGAAGGCCCCCCGATTTCCAGTGTCGAGGTAGCTCTCGGCCGGGAGGTTTTCGGCGAGGATGATGTCGTGGGTTGGGAGTTCGAGGTGGTGCCAGGTGATGTGGGGGCGGGGGTCCTGCAGGATCGTTGCGCCGTTGGTGAGGTAGCGGATGGGGATGAGGGCGGCTTCGGCGTGGATGGCGTGGTCGGGGGAGAGGATGAGGTCGCGGACGGGGAGGTTGCGGCCGAAGGCGTGGGCGCGGATGCGGATGGGGGTGGCGTCGTGCGGGCGGGGGTGGTGGCGGAGGTTTATGGTTCTGCGGCCGGTCCAGATGATGGGACGGGATGTTCCGGCGGCGGTGGTGACGAGGTCGCCGGGGCGGAGGCGTTCGATGGGGATGGGGCCGGTGGGGGTGGTGATGCGGGTGCCGCGGGCGTAGCAGGCGGCGATGGCGATGCCTGATGTGGTGAGGGCAAGGGCGGTGCCGTCGGTGGTGAAGGTGAAGTTGCCGGCGGTGTAGGTCTGGGTGTCGCTGCGGGAGAGGATGAGGCGGGCGGCGAGCTTGTTGGTGCCGGAGAGGACGTCGAGCGTGGTGCCGTTGAGCACGACGTGGGGGCTGGCCTTGCTGGCGGCGGGGAGGACGATGAGGTCGCTGTCGGCGAGGTCGGTCAGCGCGACGACCTGGCCGATGGTGTCGAGGCGGAGCTTTGAATCGGCGCCGGTGAAGGCGAAGCTGCCGAGGCTGGGGCTCGATCGGACGAGCTCGAGCGTGCCGCCGGCGATCTGGATGGTGCTGGTGTTGGTCAGCGTGGAATCGAGGGTGAGGGCGGCGTTGGCGCCGATGCGCAACGTCGCCGTGGTGTCGATGACGGTGGTGCCGAGATCGGCGGCGAGCGTGACGGCGTAGGGGGAGACGCTGTCGTCGAGGTTGAGCGCGCCCTTGAGGTGGAAATGGGCGCCGGCGGCGGGGAAGGAAAGGCTGGCGGCGTCGGTGACCTCGATGGTGGTGGCGGGGCCGATGGTGGTGTCGGTGAAGCCGGCGCCGTAGAGCAGGGCGTTGGCGCCGAGCAGGACGGCGGGGCCGTCGAGCGTGGTGGTGGCGGAGAAGCCGAGGGAGCCGGCGATGGACAGCAGGGCGTCGCCGCCGATGGCGCCGGTGGCGACGACGTAGTCGGACGCGGCGGCGGCGATTGTGCCGTGGAGGGTGACGCTGTCGAGGGTGCTGCCGCCATAGATGACGGCGGGGGCTGAGAAAAGCGTGCCGCCGGAGATGGTGGCGGCGGCGAAGGCGAGGGCGGGGACGGCCGCGGTGTCGAGCGTGGTGGCGGTGTTGTCGAGGGTGCCGGACATGACGAGCTGGCCGGTGAAGCCGGGCTGGGCGAGGAGGGATTGCAGGGTGGCGGTGGGGAGGTCGGTCGACAGTGTGAGCAGGCTGGTCGGCGTGCTGGCGATGTCGGGCGTCGGCGGCAGGGTCAGCGGGGCGGCGAAGGTGGCATAGGCCTGGATGTCGAGATGGCCGTCGGCGACGGTGGGGCCGGCGAGGAGACCGGCGGTGATGCTGGCGGTGGCGCCTGGCTCGATGGTGAGCGCGCCGGTGAGGACGGCGAGGCTGTTGGGGTCGGCGGTGGCGGGGTCGGGGCCGAGCTGGAGCGTGCCGTGGGCGGCGATGGTGACGTCCTGGGTGATGACCTGGCCGGGGGGAAGAATGACCAGCGGCGTGTCGGTGGCCCCCGGGGTGTCGTCGCCGATGGTGAGCGTGGCGAAGGAGAGGCCGAGCGGGACGGTCCAGGTCGAGGTGGCGCGGACGAAGAGGGCGTCGTCGATCGTGGGGTCGATGGTGAAGGCCGCGGTGGCGACGGTGCCGAACGGGACGAAACCGTCGAGGGCGGGACTGTATTCGAGATCGGCCACTGAGCCTGGTGCTCCGGTTTGAGGGGAGCGTGGCGACGACGGGACGTGAGGGTCAAGGCGGTGGGGGTGTTAAATAAGGGTGTTGATGGGGATTTAGCGCAGGAAGGCTCCGCCGGCCAAAGGCCTGGAGGCCTTTGGAAACCCATCCATGCTCGAGGCTGGGGATAAGGCCTTCGGTTGGGATCCCATGTTCTCGGGTGGGGCGCTGCCGACGCCAGTCATCGCTACGACGATGGCGCCGATAGCCTGGGTGTGCCAGCGTTGGATGGAGTGAGGGTCGAGAGGGGTGCGCGACGGTGGTTGTCGCTGTTGTGGTTTGCGCGATCTGCTTGGTGGCGATGCTCTGGTTGGGGTGTGGTTGGGTTTCGACCGGCATCGTGACGGCGATCCTCCGCGGCTGGCAGGATAATGGCCGCAATCAGGATAGTGGGGGGCCGCTGGTTTCTTTCAGGGCGTGCTGGAGTAGTTACGCGCTGTGGGGTTCGATCGGCCTCGCCACTGTGGTTGTAGCTGTCGTCAATGCGCTGGACGATGTCCAAAAGTGGCCGGGTATCGTCTTGGCAGTTGGAGCGTTTGGCGCGGTCCTCTTGTGGTTTTCGCGCTTCAGGGTCTCCATTACGGCAGACCGCCTATCGTACAATGCCCCCTTCCAAAAAGCGCGGGAGATTGCGCGGGCTGATGTTGGCGCCGTTGAGGTTCATATCGGACTGTCGCCACCACCGAACAGGCGACTCGGGCATACGATTATCGTCCATTCTGCGACGTCTAACGATGTAATCGTCATAAATACGAAACCATTCAGCAGGAAGGACATTGACCAGATTCTCTCGTTTCTGGGTTGCCTGTCAAATCGCTTGCAATTCGACCGGAAAGCTCCGTCGGGTGGCGCCGGGGAATGAAACTGAGTGTCCCCTTAAATGGTGGGCGCTCCAGAAATGGGCTGTTCAATGAATAACCTCACCCGTGCAATCTTGGTATTCGGGCGATCCGTCGTAGCTGGTTTAGCCTTCGTTGGACTAATTCAGATTGCGCCGCTGTTGATCGACATTCGTAGAGATAAGCTGCCCGGAGCGATGTTTGCCGCAATGACCTTTTGGGTGTTCTTTGGCGCGGTATACGCGGTGGTATTTTACAGACGGATTAACCGGCGCTGAAATGTGACCGAGAGGTTGATCCGTTTGAGCGGCGCTTCTCGAAGGTTACCGGGTGGCTGACGACGTACTACTTGCATGCTTCTGACCTTGCCGTCTTGGGACCTCTACGTCTTCTACGGTCTGTTTGCCTGGATCGGGCGCTGGAGCAGTTAGCCGGGATGAGCGCCATCGCGTCGGTTATGCCACGATCTCCGGGTGGTCCCTGGCGAAGCCAATGATATCGATGCGATCGCACTGAGGTTTGTGCGATTGCGTAGATTGATGGCCTGCGGCGCCAAGGAAGGCGTTATCAACTGAAGGTCGGTTCTCCAGCCGAGAGATGGGGTGGGTTGCAAGGGCCTCTCGGCCCTTGCCCGCCGGAGGCTCTTTAGCTCGTGGCTTTGCGTTTGAGTTCGTCGTGGATGATTTGGATGCCTTGGGTGTGCCAGCGTTGGATGGCTTTGTGGTCGGCGCCGAGGAGGGTGGCGAGGCGGCGCCAGGGGTAGAGGTGTCGTTCGGTGGTGGGGGAGACGAGGGCGCGGGCGCCGACGATGCGTCGGAGGACGTAGCGGTCGCGGGGGATGAGGGTGATCCAGGTGAGGGCTTCGTCCATGCGGGTGATGGTTTGGGTGTTGGGCATGGCGGGGCGGAGGCGGGCGCTGGTGTTGTAGCCGTAGGCTTCGGCGGCGGAGCGGACGACGTCGATGTTGGAGGTGCGGAGTTTGGTGGTCCAGCCGGTGGGGGGGAGGGCGAGGAGGGTTCGGCCGGCTTCCTCGAGGCGGTGGAGGATGGTTTCGCGGTCGGGTGCGCCGTTTGCGCCGAATGCGCCAATTGCGCCAATTGCGCCATTGGCGCTGTTGGGCGCGGATGCGCCTTTGGTTGCGCCATTGGGCGCGCCATGGGCGGGGCGGTTTGCGGCGCCGAAAGCGCCATACCCCCCTGGCTTTGCCAGGGGGTATGGCGCATGTCGGCGCGACTCCGCGCCATTCGCTGCGCCATTCGGTGCGCCATTCGCCGCGCCATTAGGTGCGCCATTAGGTGCGCCATTGGGGGCGCCAATGGGCGCGCCGGTGCGCGCGGCGATGGGCGCGATGAGGTCGGCGATGGGGCGGAGGGTGGTTTCGGTCATGCGGCGTCTCCGGGGGTGGGGGTGGGTTTGCTGAGGGTGGGGCGTTTGGTGTTGTCGACGCGGACGCCGATGCGGGATTTTCGTTGCAGCGGGTCGCGGTATGAGGATTCGGTGAGCAGGCCGCTGCGCAGCCAGGCGTTGACGATGGCCGCCGCGGGGGCTTCCTCGAGGCCGTAGCGGTCCATCAGCACGCGGCCGGCCCAGCGGCCGGCGGCGCGGCCGGTGCGGTGGGCGGTGTAGAGGCTGCCGTCGCCGGGGCCTTTGGCGATGAGGTCGAGGGCCGCGTTGCAGGCGGCGGGATCGAGGGCGGCGAGCGGGCTGATGGGTTTCCACATGGCGATGGCGCCGACGCGGTCGCCTTCGGGGTAGAGGTCGTTGCCGTTGTTGAGGCGGACCGATTCGAGGCGGAACCAGCGGGCGGCGTCGGGCAGGGGCGCGAGGTTGGCCTTGGCGTCGTCGAGGCGGACGAGGAAGCGGCGGTCGCGGGCGGGGACGCCGAGCGCGTTGGCTTCCTCGGGGGTCATGGGGGCCATGATGGCGGCCGCGCGGGCGGCGTCGGTGAGGGCCTTGGCGCCGCGGGTGGATTCGAGGTCGGAGGTGGCGCCCTTGCGGGTGTGGTGGACGAGGAGGATGGCGGCGCCGGTGGCTTCGGCGACCTCGCCCCAGGCGGTGGCGGCGCTGTCCATGTGGGGGTTGGAGTTTTCGTCGAGGCGGTGGGATTTGACGAAGGGGTCGACGACGATGAGGCCGACGCCGGCGGCCTGGGCGGCGGCGATGAGGCGGTCGCGGTCGGGGAAGGCGGTGGTGCCGTCCGGGGCGATGTCGACCATGGTCACGCGGCGGTCGCGGCCGGAGTGGAGGTAGAGGCGGCCGGTGAGGGCGTCGCGGGGGATGGCGTGGTGGGCGAGGAAGGCGGCGATGCGGCGGTCGATCTCGGCCAGGGGGTCTTCGAGGTTCATCAGCCAGACCGGGCAGGAATGGTGCACGCGTTCGCCGAGGACGGGGCGGCCGGTGGCGATGCAGATGGCCTGGCCGATGGCGAGGGCGGATTTGCCGACGCCGCCGGGGGCGGCCAGCACGGTGACGAACTTGTGGATCAGGCGGCTGCCGTAGAGCCAGGCGCGCGGAGGAATAGTTTCCGGATCGGGGAGGCTGGCGGCGACGGCGGTGAGGGGGGGCGGGGGCGGCGCGGCGGGTGGTCTGGCGGCGGCGAAACGTTCCTCGCGCAGGATGTCGCGCGCGGTGGCGGCACGGGTGTCGGCGAGGGTGTGGTTGAGGCGGGTGGCGAGGCCGAGCGGGTCGACGCCGGTTGAGGATTCGACGGCGGCCGCGAGGGCGGACTGGGCCTCGCCGGGCTTGAGCAGGCCCTGCGCCTCGAGGCGGCCGAAGAGGGCGGCGGCGGCGTGGGCGGGCTTGGGGTCGAGCTTGTGTGGGATCATGCGCGCCGCCGGCGGCGTTCGCGCACGGGGTCGATGGCGCGGAAGGGGGGGTAGGGGTAGGGCGCGGCGGCGAGGAGGGTGTTTTCGGTGAGAACCGTCCAGGCGCGCGGGTGGCCGGCGGGGAGGCTGTCGCGGCCGGGGTTGGCGAGGGCGAGGGCCTCGAGGTCGATGGTCGGGCGGGGCGGGCGGGCGGCGCCGATGGCGCGGCCGCGCTCGCGCACGACGGAGCGGTTGAGGCCGAACATGGCGGCGATGGCGTCCCACGAGCGGTTGTCGTGGCGCATGGCGCGGATGATGTCGTCGTCGGCGGGGAGCCAGCGGTGGCGGGGGTGCATGGGGTTTCTCCGGGCGCGGGAGTGCGCTGGGAGGCACGTTAGCCCTGGTAACTGGATTGCGTCAAGAAAAATAACTGGACAAGGTTAGAAAAGGTCACGTAGGGAGGGGGGGTGAATGTGAGGTGGTGACCATGACGAGTGATCTGGGATCGGGCGCGCGGATCAAGGCGGCGCGGCTGGCGGTTGGGCTGACGCAGGACGGGCTGGCGGCGGCGGTGGGGGTGTCGCGCAGCGCGGTGGCGCAGTGGGAGACCGACCGGTCGGGGCAGGTGGGGGTGAACCTGGCGCGGATCGCCTCGGTGCTGGGTGTTTCGCCGGCGTACCTTCTTACGGGCGAGGGCAGTGCCGAGGGCAGCGCGGGGGCGGAGACGGCGCAGGAGCTGGCGCTGCTGCGGCTGTATCGCAGCATGACCGAGGCGGACCGGGCCTACATGATGCGGACCGCGGTGCTGCTGTCGCGCCAGGCGAGCCGCGAGGCGGGCTGATCCGGCGGCGGGGCCTTGGCAGGGCCTTGGCAGGGCCTTGGCAGAGCCTTGGCGGGGCCGGGCGGGGCCGGGCGGTCGTCATCGGGCGGCCGGACGGTTTTCGCCGGGGGGCGGCCGGTGTGGCGGACCGCGGGCGAGCCGGGAATCGGGGTGATTCGTGCTGCGGTGCACAAAGTGACTACGATCGTCTTGCAAAACGCCGGAAATCCGGCGTTTTTTAACGATCCATCCACGACTTCGTTAATGCCGGCGGCGATCCCGGCCGGGTGCTGTCCGGGCTTCCCTGACCTTTGGGATGGGGACGGCGGCGGATCGTCTTTGACCCCGAGATAAACATATCCGTGAGCACGTTTTGCCGCTCGGATGGCGCCGGCGCCGGCCTTGGGCACGAATTTGTCCGGCGCGACGGCAAAAAACGACGTATTTACAGGAGGTTGGGCATCTCACGGATTGCAACGCTTTGTAATTCCGGCGCGACACCGTTCTCATCGCTGGGACACGTGATCGCTAATCGGGGACTATCTCAAATTTGTTATTACGTAAGGTAATTTCACGCTTGCCATCAAGGCGCGGGTCAAACTACAAAGTGCCTATAGACCTTAACCGCCCGGGGGCTACTTCCCTATGTCGACAAATGTAACCGTTCTGACGAGCGCTTCGACCTCGATCCTGATCCCGTTCACTTCGGCTGCGAACGCGGCGCTGGTGCAGGGGGTCCTGAACGGGAGCTCCGGGTTGAACACCCTGGCGAAGGTGCCGGGGTTCGTCAGCTACTTCACGCCTGACAATACGACGCCGACCGGCCTGGTCGATGCGGGCGTGCCCAGCGGGTTGTTCGGTGGCGTCGCCATCGCCCCGACGGTGTCCGCCAGCATGAACTTCGGTGTGCTCGATGCGGGCTACACGCTGTTCGCCAACGATGGCTCGGGCATCAACGCCGCGATCGGCGGCCTCGGCAAGACGACGCTGATCGCCGGCAACAACGCGACGACGCTGTTCATCAACTCCTCCTCCGCCGGCAAGGCCTTCATCGGCGGCACGGACGGCGCGGGCGGCGGCGCGGCGGTGATTTCCAACGCGTTCGCGGGCATTTCCAAGCTTGACCTGGTGATGGACGGCGATGGCGGCTTCGGCACCTCGACCCTGATCCTGGACGACCACGTCGGCGGCACGGTGAACGCGACGCTGACCGGCGGTGCGCTCGTGGCCCTCAAGGGCGGCGGAACGGACAAGCTGGTGGCGCAGGGCGGCACGGTCGCGATCTTCGACGGGACGGTGGCTGGCGGCGCCTCGGGCATCACGACGATCACGGCGTTCTCCGGCGATGCCGCCGGCAGCGACGAGATCATCTATGGCGCGCAGGGCGGCCGTTCGTTCATCGAGCCGGGCGCGGCGAACGTCATCGTGTTCCAGCCGAACCCCGGCCAGAGCAATTCGACGACCCTGTTCGGCGGCACCCGCGTCATCGGCGGCACGACGCTGACGGCGCCGGCCTTCACCGGCAAGGCGACCGTGCTGAACAGCTCGGGCTACTTCGAGGCGGGTTCGGCCGGCGGCAGCATCATGCAGACCAGCACGATCCCGGGCTCGGCCACCATGATCGCCGGCGGCGCTGGCGACCTGATCCTGGTGCGCGCGCCGGGCGACGTCCTCGGCACGGGCAACGGCGCCGGCACCTTCATCGACGCCTCGCAGGGCGTGAAGACCGGCACGACGGGCGACATCTTCAACATCGGCGCCGGCTCCGGCACGGTGCAGGGCGCCTTCATCGGCCACAACACCTTCAACTTCACCGGCGCTGGCACCTACCAGATCTTCGGCGGCCATGACGGCTCGCCGTCGCTGGTCGGCTCGACCTACAAGGACCTGGCGACGGGCGCTGGTGGCGCCGGCAACATCACGATCGTGGACTGGATCCCGTCCTCGCTCGCGGCCGGCACCCTCAAGTTCGACACCTTCGACATCGGCAGCAACACGGCGACCCTCTCCGCGGTCGGCGGCTCGATCGTCAACACCGCGTCGCTCTCGGACGGCACGGTCATCCACTTCAACAACATCACCTCCAACATCACCCAGGTTGGCTCGCTGCTGGTCTAATCCAGGCAGGGAGGACGAAGATCCGGCCGGTGGGGCGACCCACCGGCCTTTTTCGTTTGTCCGCGGCGAGAGCGTACGAAGCGATATCGGCACGCGGACTGCGGGCCATGCCGGCGCGGGGATCCAAGACCGAGACCATTGGTCGCGATCAGCGAGCCTTGGTATCAGGCGTATGATCCGGCGAGCCGATCAGGACGCGCGCGAGTCACGCTTTCCGGCCTATCGGCCTCAAGCGATCGCGCTCTAGCTCGACGCGCGGGCGGGCTCGGCGGGAAGGGCGGCGCTGACGGCGGCAATGAAGGGGCGAAGGCGCAGCGGCTTGGGAAAGAAGGTCGCCCGCAACGAGGCCTCGAGCTTGGCATTGCCGTTGTAGTGCCCGCTGATCAGAAAGATCGGCATGTTCGGCCAGCGAATGCGGGCATGCTCGGCGACGGCGAAACCGTCGGGGCCGGGACCAAGATCGATGTCGGTGATCAACATGCTCGGCCGCGGCGGCTCGCCCATGGCATCCAGCGCCGCGTCGGCCGTGGTGACCGGCGTGACGATCGCGCCCGTGACCGACAGGGCCTCGCACAGGATTTCGAGCACCAGGCGGTCATCGTCGAGCACGATGATCCGCGGCGGCCACGAATTGCCCAAAAGCCCGGTCGAAAAACTGGGAGGAGCAAACTGCATCAGCAGAGGATAACCCTGTCGGGTTAAGAATGGCTATATAGGTCACGCGCGAATAACCGTTTCGTGATGGCGAATCACGATTCGACTGACACGCCACCAAACAGGCCAATAAAATAAGACGTGCGGACGCGTGATTGATACGCGGGAAGCGGCACGGCGGCGCCGGCGGCCGCCTTGACGGCCGGGACGTCAGGCCGTCGCGAGGGCGCTGTGCCAGTCGGTGATGGAAATGACGAGCTGCCGGACCTCGCTGCTGTAGGGCAGGACGAGCCAGGCGTCGCCGTTGGTCCAGCGCCAGGAGGTGAGGGTATCGGTTTCGACGGGGTGGAATCCGGGGCCGAAATGGGGGGAGTCGAAGGCGAGGGGGGTATTGTCGAGGGTGACGCCGCTGATGCAGACGCCGAAGCGGCGGGCCTCGGCGGGGTCCGCGGCGCGGCGGGGGCGGGAGCGCAGGCGGATCGGGCCGGTGCGCGCGGGGAGGGTGTAGAGAAAGGTGAGGGGGGCCGGCGATCCGCTGGGGTTGATGGGGGCGCCGGCGGCGATGACGAGGAGGGGCGGGGCGTCGCCGGCCGGTTTGCCGGTGACCGGAGGTGGCGGCTCGGGCGGCTGGGGCGGCTGGGGCGCGGGCGGGGCGATGCCGGAGTCGCTGGCGCGGGCGGCGAGGCGGGTGCGCAGGGCGTTGAGCGCGGTGCCGGTCGGGCGGATCGGCGCGCAGGGGGGCACGAGCGGTGGGCGCGGGGTGGCGCGGCGATCGGGGGCGGGGAAGCGGGCGCTGCCGACGGCGCTGGATTCGGCGAGGAGAACCGTATGCGCGCCGAGATCAGGGATGAACCAGGTGTGCGGCCCGGGGCTGGAATCGCGGGTGATCGAGGTGCCGTTGAGCAGGGCGGCGGCGGGGACGAGGTAGCCGGGGTCCTCGCCGGGGCCGATGGGGGCGTCGGCGGGGCCGGAGTCGCGGAAGCGAAGCAGGGCTTCGGGGGGGAGGAGAAGATCACGCGCGGGCATGCCGGGGGCGAGGGCGTCGGCGCGGATGCGGATCGGGGTGACGAGGGCGGGGTTCGGGTGGTCCGCGGGGTCGAGGGTGAGGCGGTGGACGGCGAGGACGGGGCGGGCCTCCTCGGTGGCGCCGCTGAGGGCGAGGAGTGTCTCACCGGGCGAGAGGGCCTCGGCGGCAACCTGCGCCTGAACGCCGCCGGGGCCGCTGGTGGTGAGCAGGGTTCCGGCCAGGAAGGCGCCCTCGGTGGGGAAGAGGGGGGCGGCCGACTTCGCGGGGCGCGGAGGCTTGCGGCCGCTCATGTGGCGGATTTCCGGGCGTAGGGGTCTTCGGTGCCGGCGGGATACATGGTGCTGGTGAGGTCCGCGGGGGTCAGCGGCCAGGCCATCGCGCAGGGGCCGGTTTTGCGCAGGAGGACGGCGGAGCCTTCGTAGCCGGCGGCGCGCTCGGCCCAGGCCTTGATCGGGCGGTAGACGAAGGGGAGGACGAACTGCTCGGATTCGACCATGCGGTCGATGATCTCGAAGCCGGTGTGGCGGTTGAACAGGGCGTCCCAGGCGGTATCGGAGAAGCGCCAGAAATCCCAGGGCATGTCGTGCATCCCGATGGTCTGGTGCGAGGAAATCAGGGCGATGGCGCCGGGCTTCATGATGCGGTTCATCTGCGGCACCACGGCCCAGGGCATCATCAGGTGTTCGAAAACGGAGACGGAGAAGACGGCGTCGAAGCTTTCGGGGGGGAGGGCGGCGGCCATGGCATGGGCGTCGGCGACGACGTCGACGTTGGCGCCGGGGAGGATGTCAAGGACGGTAACGTCGGCGCCGGGGAAATCCTGGCTGCGGTCGAGCTGCGAGCGGGAGCGGCCGCCGATGTCGAGCAGCCTGGCATTGGCGGGCAGGGCGTCGCGGAAGCGGTGGACCAGGGCGGTGCCGGGATAGAGGGCGATGCGGTCGGCGGCGAGGTCGAGCAGGGGGATGGTGGCGGACCAGCCGCGCGCGGTGGTGAAGACGAGCGCGGTCGCATCGTTGAGCGGTTCCTCGGCGCGAAGGAACTGGATGGTGAACCCCTTGTCGGGGCCGAGGGCGAGGACGCCGCCATGCGGTTGCCCGGTTTCGGACAGGCAGCCGATGACGGGGGCGCCGGCGACGGCGACGCTGACCAGGCGGTCGTCGGGGTGATGGAACCAGCCGGAGACGCGGACGGTGTTGAAGAACTTCGTGACCGCGTCGGCCATGAGTTGGTAGCCGTCGATATTCATGCCCGTGAGGTAGCAGACGGGAAGGAAGGAAGGAAGGCGCTCCGCGGGCCAAGGGCTTCGCCCTTGGATCCCTTTCACTTTCTTGGTGTGGAGGGGGCTTCGCGCCCAGCAGCGGGATCGTGGTGCGACGCGTGGCGACGCCCGTCAGCCGTTGCGACCGCACGAACATGTGAGTGGTCGCCAGGGCTTGTTGCCTGCGGCGCTTAGGACGGAATTAGCACCTGCAGGCCGGTCATACCGCCTGGAGAAAGGGAGGGGCTCCAGGGACCCGGGGCCCCTGGCCGCCGGAGGCTCTTCCTTATTAGAGAGCCGTGAGGGTGACGACCGCGAGGCCCTGGGAGACGATGCCGAGCTCGGCGGCGGCCTGGCGGCTGAGGTCGATGATGCGGCGGCGGGTGCCGGGGCGATCGTTGATGAGGACGATGACCGAGCGGTCGGAGCCCTCGAGGGTGACGCGGACCTTGGTGCCGATGGGGAGGGTGGCGTGGGCGGCGGTGAGCTTGTTCTGGTCGTAGCGGATGCCGGAGGCGGTGGCCTTGCCCTGCCAGCGGTTGCCGCCATACCAGGAGGCAAGGCCGGTCTGGCGCCAGACGACCGCCTGGTCGCTGTCGGAGCGGATGGGGGCGGCGGGCTCGGCGGCGGTCTGGGCGCGCTGCGGGGCGGCCGTGCGGGTGGCGCGGACGGGCTTGGCGGCGGCTGCCGCCGGCGCGGCGGCGAGCGGGGGGTTATTGGCAGGCTCGGCGTAGGCCGGGCTGGCGAGCAGCGCGGCGAAGGCCATGCCAGTAAGAGCATGTCTGGCACGAGTGAACATTGCGAACTCCATCCATATTTCGTCCGGGCAGGTAGGCGGCCCAGAGCGGTCAATCGTCCGGATCCGACCCGTAAGTAGGCGGGGGCCGGGACCGAATCTCGTCCGGAGAAGCCGGGGCGAGGGGGAATAGCCCGGATCAGACGAGCGGATTTGAGCCAATACGAGGGGGGGGAATCAACCCCGAAATCGGTGTCCTGTTGTGGCTGTTCTGGGGCAGATTGTGTCGGGATTATGGAGCGCGCGAAGATGTTGCTTTCAGTTGTTGGCGGAATCGACTGAAATCACGGAGTATTTCCGAATGCGACAAGGGCGTGAAATCGGGCGGAGGGTCCGCCGGACCGCGCGGGTTCGGCAACGGGGTTGTTGCAGTTTTCAAGATCGGGGGCCTCACGGACGCGCGATTTGGGAAAAAATACGCACGATTGAAAAAAAACCTTGCCCACCTGCCCCGGTTTCGGGTAGGTAAACACCTATGATCGACGGCGTGTCAGGGGAAACCCGGCACGCCGTTAACATTTGGGGGGTCCGGAAGGGCATGGCGAAGCGGGTCGGAGCGGCCAGCGCCGTGGAGTCCGGGCCGGCGGAGTTGCGCTCGGAGGCGGCTCACCGCACGAGCGGGAAGATCGGGCTGGCGGACTTCGCGCGCATCGCGGTGGCGCCCTATGGCTATAGCCCGGCGGCGCATCACATCGCGCTGCTGCGACGGCTGGAGGAGGTGGCGGCGGGCGAATGCGACCGGCTGCTGGTGCTGATGCCGCCGGGCAGCGCGAAATCGACCTATGCCAGCCAGGTGTTCCCGGCATGGTGGTTCCACCGCCATCCCGGCACGAGTGTCATCGCGGCCAGCCATACGGCGGAGTTGGCATCCCAGTTTGGCCGGATGGTGCGCGGCCTGGTGGCGGAACATTGCGATGTGCTGGGTTACGAATTGGTAAAGGACAACCACGCGGCGCATCGTTTCGCGACCGACAATCGCGGGCATTATTTCGCAACCGGGCTGGGCGGGGCGATCGCCGGACGGCGGGCCGACCTGGTGCTGATCGACGATCCCGTGCGCAGCGCCGTGGAAGCAGATACGGCAGCGCAACGGGATCAGGCATGGAACTGGTATCGCAGCGAACTGCTGCCGCGGCTGAAGCCCGGCGGGCGGGTGGTGCTGGTGATGACGCGCTGGCATATCGACGACATCGCCGGGCGGCTGCTCGCCGGCGATGATCGCTGGCAGGTGCTGCAACTTCCGGCACTCGCCGAGGCCGACGACCCGATGGGACGCGCGGAAGGCGAGGCGCTGTGGCCGGAATGGGAGGGCGTTGCGGATCTGCAACGCAAACGGCTGCAGCTGGGCGAACGCACATGGGCATCGCTGTATCAGCAGCGGCCGATGCAGGAAGGCGGGACATTGTTTCGCCCGGCGATGATCGAGATTCTCGAGCACCGGCCAGAAACCTTGCGCTGCGTGCGGGCCTGGGACCTGGCGGCGACGGCGGCGGCGCCCGGACGCGATCCCGACTGGACGGTGGGGCTGAAGCTCGGCCGGGCGGAGTCGGGGCGGTTCGTCGTCGTCGACGTGGTGCGGCTGCGCGCCGGGCCGCACGAGGTGGCGGCGGCGATCACGGCGACGGCGGAGCGCGACGGAACGGGCGTCGCGATCGGGCTGCCGCAGGATCCCGGCCAGGCGGGAAAGCAGCAGGTGGCCTGGCTGGCCGGGCTGCTGGCGGGGCATCGGATCTCCGCATCGCCCGAGACGGGATCGAAGAGTTTGCGGGCGCAGCCGGTGGCGGCGCAGGTCGAGACCGGCAACCTCGCGGTGCTGCGCGGCGACTGGAACCGCGCGTTCCTCGATGAGCTCGCGGAATTTCCGCTGGGCCGCAAGGACGACCAGGTGGACGCGCTGAGCCGGGCCTTCGCGATGCTGGCGACCGCCGCCGGCGGCGCGCGGCGGATGCATGTCGCGCTGATGGACCGCTGAGCTTCACGAAGGGATTGCGATGTTCGATACCATTACGACACTGATCCCGCGCGACCCGGACTATCCGGAGCGGGCGTGGCGGCTCGACGTGCTGAACCGGATCCTGGAGGGGCGGCTGTACGACGTGCTGCCCTTCGCCTTCCATGACGAGCGCGATGCGAGCAACGAGTATATCCCGATCCGCAAGCGGCGGCCCTCGGTGCGCTATCCGCTGGCGCGGATCGTGGTCGACGACGCGCTGTCGCTGGTGTTCAGCGAGGGACATTTCCCAGTGCTGGACAGCGAGGATGACGCGGCGCGGGTGTTGCTGCGCGACGTCATCGCCGAGGCGGGGCTGAACGCGGTGATGCAGGAGGCGGCGCTGCGCGGCAGCGTCGGCAGCGTCGCGGTCCTCATGCGGGTGCTGCGTGGGCGGGTGTTCTTCTCGGTGCTGCCGAGCCAGTTCCTCACCCCGAGCTGGGACCCCGAGGAGCCCGGCGCGCTTCTGTCGGTAACGGAACGGTTCAAGGTGCGGGGCGCGGAACTCGTAGCCCAGGGCTACGAGATTGCCGATCCTGGCGCGACATACTGGTTCATGCGAAGCTGGGATGACGAGCGCGAGATCTGGTATGTGCCGTGGCCGGCGGCGGGCAATGGCGGGCCGGTGGAAGACCCCGCACGGTCAGTGCGCCACGGGCTCGGCTTCGTGCCGATGGTGTGGATCCGCAACCTGCCGGGCGGCGACGCGATCGATGGCGCCTGCACCTTTCGCGCCGCCGTCGAGATCAATATCGAAATCGACTACCAGCTCAGCCAGGCCGGGCGGGGATTGAAATATTCCTCCGATCCCACCTTGCTGATCCGCGAACCCGCGGGCTCGGAGCATGAGCTGGTGCGCACCGCGGGGAATGCCCTGGTGGTGAGCGAAAAAGGCGATGCCAGGCTGCTGGAAATCGGCGGCACGGCATCGGCCGCGGTGATCGAGTATGTCCGCACACTCCGCGAGTTCGCGCTCGAAGGTGTGCATGGCAACCGCGCGAGCCCGGAGAAACTGTCGGCAGCTCAGTCTGGCCGTGCTTTGGAAATGATGAACCAGGGCCTGATCTGGCTGGCTGACAACCTCCGGGTGAGCTACGGCGATGCGTTGCTCAAGCTGGCGCGCATGGTCGTGCTGGCGAGCAACGTGTATCGCCTGAACGTGTTCGGCGAGGCGGTGGCGCCGATCGCGCCCACCGCCCGCTGGACGCTGAAATGGCCGCGCTGGCAGACACCGACGGCCGAAGACCGCGAGCGCGACGCGCGCACGCTGGCGACACTGCGCGGCGCGGGGCAGATCTCGCGCATGACGGCCCTGAAGTCGATCGCCGATATCTACGACATTCCCGATGTTGATGCGGAATTGCAACGCATCGCCGAAGAGGAGACCACATGACCGAAGAGACCGGAGCCCTGGCCCATCCCGACACCCCCGACGACGCGGCCCGCGCCGCGGCACTGGAGGCGCGGCTGGCCGAGCTGGAATCCGCCACACGGGCGCAGGTGATCCGCGCCGAACTGAAGGCGGAAGCGGTGCGCGCGGGAATGGTGGACCTCGATGGGCTGAAACTCATCGACCCCACCCCGCTGGCCCTCAACGCCGCCGGCGAAGTGGAAGGCGCGGCTCAACTGATGGCGGCGATGAAACGCGAGAAGCCCTGGCTGTTCGGACGGGCCAGCTCGTCCAGCACCGCGGCCGCTCCACCATCGCAGCCGGCCCAGACACGCCGGGCAACCGAAATGAGCTACGCCGAATGGCAGGCCGCCCGACAGGACCTGCTGAAACGCCGATGAAGCCGCGCGCGGTGGCGGGCGGGTAGGGAGGCAAGGCCAGGGGCTTTGCCCCTGGACCCCAGCAGGGACCGGCGGTCCCTGCACCCGGCGTCCGTTAAAGGATTGGTTTGGTCTTGAGAGGGGGGCCAATCCGATGGTTGCACGGGCCACCTAGGCCCCCCTCTCAAGACCAAACCCTCTTCAATGATGCCAGGTCCAGGAGCCGTTGGCTCCTGGCGGGTCCAGGGCAGCGCCCTGGCCTTGCCTGCCTGCGCGCCGCCGTCGGGCGGGGCTTCGTGGGGTTACTGCTGATCTGCAACAACTGCGGCGTGCGGCACCGGGGGGAACTCCGGCGGTTGGCGTTGCGAAATCGCGAGGACAGAGATGGGCATTTCCAATTTTCCGGCCGCCCTGCAGCCGATCATCCAGCAGGGTTTCCTGGAGCGTGAGTTCCAGCAGGCGCTGCATTCCAAGCTCGGCTATCGTGCGGTTGCCGATCGCATGGAGTTCGCTGTCGGCATCGGTGAGACGCTGACCAAGACGCGGGCCGGCCTGAAGCCGTCGGTGACGACGCCGTTGTCGGCGGCGAGCAACACCAATCTCGACAACGGCCTGACGCCGAGCGGGTATTCGGTGGAGCAGTTCACCATCACGCTGAACCACTATGCCGCGACGACCGACCTGAACATGGTCACATCGCGCGTTGGCATCGCCTCGCAGTTTCTGCTGAATGCGGCGATCAATGGCGAGCAGGCGGCGCGCTCGCTTGACGAGCTGGCGCGCAATGCGCTGTTCGCGCCGTATCTCGGCGGCAGCACCCGCGTGCGCACCACGCTGGCTTCGCCGGCGCCGAGCATCTCGGTGGATGATGTGCGGGGCTTCCAGTATGGGTTCGTCAACGGCGTGCAGACGGCGGTGAGCGGCAGCAATACGCTGACGGTCAATGTCGGCAGCAACTCGTACACGCTGATCGGTGTGGCGGTGGATGGCAGCAACGCGTCTTCCGCGCCGAACGGGATTTCCGGCGTGCTGACCTTCTCCGCCAACGTGACGGTGGCGGACGGGACGGCGGGCAATGCGGCGGTGGCGACGAATGCGAGCCCGATCCAGCGCCCCAATGCGCGCACGACCGCGGCGGCGCTGCAGGTGGGCGACACGCTGACGATGGGCACGCTGCTCAACGCGGTGGCGATGCTGCGGCAGAATGCGGTGCCGGAGATCGATGGTGTCTACAACTGCTATCTCGATCCGATCTCGGCGCGGCAGCTGTTTTCCGACAACGACTTCCGCCAGCTGTTCACCGGCGCCACCTCGGCCAACCAGGTGTTCCGCGAGGGGATGGTGAACGACTTCCTCGGCCTGCGGTTCATTCCGACCACGGAAGCCTATGTGCAGGGCCATCCGACGATCGGCGGCGCCTATATCCGCCGGCCGATCGTGTGCGGCAAGGGGGCGCTGATCGAGGGCGATTTCGCCGGCATGGCGTCGGCCGACGTGGCGCCGGCGGATGCGATCGTGTCGGTGGTTGACGGGATCGCGATGGTGACGCGCGAGCCGATCGACCGGCTGCAGCAGATCATTGCGCAATCGTGGTATTGGATCGGCGGGTTCTGCGCGCCGTCGGACATCACGACCAACTCCTCGACGGTGCCGACGGCGAATGGCGCGGCCTACAAGCGCGCGGTTCTCGTCGAGCATATCGGCTGATCCGGCTTCCGATGGCGGCTGCCCCCTGTTCCCGGCGACGGGGACGGGGGGGTTCCTTCCAGGAGGTGGGCGATGGCGTTTTCGGAACAGGAGCGCACGGATGTGCGGCGGTTCTGCGGCTATCCGGCGTTTGGCGCGGGGACGCAGGGATTCCAGAACTGGCGGTTCTACCAGGCCTATGGGTTGCTGGAGTTCCGGCTGAACTGGCTGACCGGCTCGGAAGAGGCGGTGGTGCGGCGGTATCTGGCGACGCTGGGCGAAATGGAGATGGCGCTGGCGGCGTCGGCGGGCGGGCTCGATATCGCAACGGCCGGCGGCTTCGCGCGCAACAGCAACGAGGTTGGCGAGCGGACGCGGCTGCTGGATGACTGGCGGCGGCGGCTGTGCGGCTTTCTCGGCGTGCCGCCTGGCGCGGCGCTGGGCGATGGCGGGCTGAGGCTGGTGGTATGACCGGCGCGGCGATCGCGGATGCGATGCGGCGGGGCGCGGGGCGGATGGGCAGCGCGCTTGGTGCCTGGTGCGACGCGTATCGGCCGGACGGGCCGCACCAGCCTTTGGCGGCGGCGAACCGGTTCATGAAGCTGCAGGCCTTCTTCGAGCCGCCGGGCCGGCGCGCGCATCCGCCGGAGTATGGCGCCGCGGGCTGGTGGGGCAGTTTCGACGCGGCCTACACGCGGCCGGGGGACTATCTGGTGCGGCGGGAGAGCCGGCCGGGGGCGGGCGATGGCGGCGTGTGGTTCATCGCCGCGCAGGAGCCGATGCTGCCGGTGCTGTGCGTGCGGGCGAGCCGGGTGGTCGACATCGCGCGGCCGCCGGGGGCGACGGTGTCAGGGGTGAATTCCTATGGTGGCGTGGCGCGCACGACGGCGGTGGCGCTGTTGAGCCAGTGGCCGGCGAGCGTGCTGGCCGCGGGCGGGCAGGGGCTGGCGCCGGCGGACCTGCCGGCGGACGTGCCGGCGGGGAGCTGGCAGGTGCTGCTCCCCGCGGCGGGCGTGACGCTGCTGAACGGCGACCTGGTGAGCGACGATCTCGGGCGGTCCGGCGTGGTGACCTCGGCGGAGCTGACGGCGATGGGGTGGCGCCTGCAGGTGAAGCAGGCGACGACCTAGGAGATTTGGGCATGGCCGATCAGTCGGATATCGAGACGGTGCTGGTGGGCGCGGTCGGCGCCGCGCTGTATCCGCAGGGTACGGCGGCGCCGTCGATCCTCGGGCGGGTGGTGCGGGTGTATCGGGGCTGGCCGAGCTCGGCGGCGCTCGATCGCGACCTGGCGGCGGGGCATGTGAATGTGACGGTGTTCCCCGATGCGGGCATGCAACGGAATACGACGCGCTGGCCGGACATGTATATTCCCGGGACCCCCGCGGCGCCGCGCCTGACGGTATCGGCCGACGGCGAGACGGCGAGCCTGGGCGGAACGGCCGATGCGGGCCAGGTGGCCGGGCTGCTGGTCGATGACCTCGCGGTGGTGCATCGCACCGAGGCGGGCGACACGCCGGAGAGCGTGGCGGCGGTGCTGGGCGCGTATATCTCGACGCAGCGGGTGGCCTTGGTGTCGGGGGCGACGATCCAGGTGCCGGGCGTGGGGCGGCTGATCGGGCGGGTGGTGGCGGATCAGCCGTCGCTGCGCGAGACGCGGCGGCAGCAACAGAATTTCCGCGTCAGCGTGTGGTGTCCGGACCCGGAGACGCGCGACGCGGCGGGCGCGGCGGTGGATGCGGCGCTGTCGGTGCGCGCCTTCATCGGCCTGCCCGATGGCAGTTCGGGGCGGGTGCGCTTCGTCTCATCCATGGTGTTCGATCAGAGCCAGAACGCGGCTTTGTATCGGCGCGACCTGGTCTATGCGGTCGAGTATGCGACGACGGTGAGCGCGCTGCTGCCGTCGATGATTTTCGGAAATGCGACGCTGGCTCCGGCCGGCGATGGCGCGGTGCAAAGCCTGTTGGGCTGATCGGGAGAATTCATGCAGTTCCATCTGATGGTGGTGCGCTCGTTCGGGGCGCACGCGAAGGGCGACGTGATCACGGACGCCGCCGAGATCGAGGCCGTGCTGGCGGGCGAGAACGCGCAGGATGTGGTGCGCATTGCCGTGATGGGGGGCTGAACCATGCCGATTGTGCAACAGGGATCGATCAATACGACGGCGCTGGTGGTGCCGGATCTGTATGTGCAGATCGTGCCGCCGCAGAACCTCGTGCTGAACGGGGTGCCCACGAATGTCGTCGGCGTGGTGGGCTCGGCGAGCTGGGGGCCGGTGGGCCAGCCGGTGATCGTTTCCACGATGAGCGACTATGCGCGCGGCTTCGGGCCGGTGATGCCGCGGAAGTACGACATGGGCACGCAGGTGGCCAGCGCGGTGCAGCAGGGGGCGCAGAGCTTCCGCTGCGTGCGCGTCAGCGACGGGTCGGACACGGCGGCGGCGTTCGTGGTGCCGAACACGAGCTTCCTGGTGACGGCGCTCTATACGGGGACGCTGGGCAACCAGATCGTTATTTCGATGGCGAGCGGGGCGAAGGCGGGCACCTGGAAATTCACCGTGAGCCTGCCGGGCTTCGCGCCCGAGGTGTTCGACAATCTCGCAGGTACCGGCTCGGCTTTCTGGCAGGGCGTGGCGAGCGCGATCAACACCGGGCAGGGGCCGCAGCGCGGGCCGAGCCAGATCGTGGTGGCCAATGCCGGCACGACGAGCAGCGCGCCGGTGGCGTTCACCTGGGGGTTCAACCTCGGCGCGCCCGGCAATGACGGGGCCGGCGGCGTGACCACCACGACGCTGGTCGGCAGCGACACGGCGCCGCGGCGAGGCATGTATGCGCTGCGTGGGCAGGGCTGCACGATCGGCGTGCTGGCGGACGCCGACGACGCGAGCCAGTGGACGACGCAGGCGGGCTTCGGGCTGTCGGAGGGGATCTACATGATCCTGACCGGGCCGGCCGGCGATACGGTCACCAACGCGGTGTCGGCGAAGGCGACGGCGGGCCTCGATTCCTATTCCGCCAAGCTGATGTTCGGCGACTGGGTGTGGTGGAACGATCCGGTCAACCAGGCGCTGCGGCTGGTGAGCCCGCAGGGATTTGTCGCGGGCCGGCTGGCCAATCTCTCGCCGGAGCAGTCGAGCCTGAACAAGCCGCTGTATGGCGTGGTGGGCACGCAGAAGTCGGGCGCGCCGGGCAGCGCGCAGGCCTCGACCTACTCCTCGGCGGAGCTCGCGGTGCTGCTCGGGGCGGGGATCGACGTGATCGCCAATCCGCAGCCGGGCGGCGCCTTCTGGGGCGTGCGCGGGGGGCACAACTCCTCGTCCAACGCGGCCACGAATGGCGACAACTATACGCGGCTGACGAACTACATCGGTGCAACGCTTGCAGCGGGGATGGGGCAATATGTCGGCCAGGTGATCAACGCGCAGCTGTTTCAGCGCATCCGCGCGACGCAGCTGTCGTTCCTGCAGAACATGCTCTCGCAGGGGCTGCTCGGGAGCCGCGACGGGTCGCTGCCGTTCAGCGTGATCTGCGATGGTTCGAACAATCCGCTGTCGCGGACGGGGCTCGGCTACGTCCAGTCGGACGCGCAGGTGCAATACCAGGCGATCAACGAGAAGTTCATCGTCAACATGGAAGGCGGCCAGACCGTGCAGGTGCAGCGGCAGACTCTGCCGGGGACGCCGGGCGGGCTGGCGGCCTAGGCACGGACAGCGGACGCACGGTAATCGGGAGAAGATGAAGTGGTCAACAACGTATTTTCGGTCGGGCGGGACTGCCAGCTGGTGGTCATGGGGCCTTATGGGCGGATCGATCTGGCGCATGTGACGGGGTTCGAGAGCCGGCAGCTGACGCAGCCGGTGCGGGTGGACCGCATCGACGGCTCGCAGCTGGCGGCCGAGCTGCCGAAGGGCTGGGACGGCAGTTTCGAGCTCGAGCGCGGCTCGGCGGCGGTGGATGATTTCATCGCGCGGGTGGAAGCGGCGTTCTACGCCGGGCGGCAGCTGGGGACGGGGACGCTCTACCAGTATGTTGCTGAAGCGGATGGATCAACCTCGACCTATCAGTATGACGGCGTGGTGTTCAAGCTGACCCAGGCGGGCAGCTGGCGCGGCGACCAGAGCGTGCGGCAGAAGCTCGACTTCTTCGCCTCCGGCCGTCGGCGCATCTGACGATGGGGCCGGCGGCGCGGCTGATCGCGGCGGCAGAGGCCGCGCGCGAGGTGGTGGATGGCAAGGGACGCAGGCTGGAACTGCGTCGTTTGACGGCGCTCGACAAGCTCCGGCTGTTCAAGGCGGCCGGACCGAGCCTGGCGCAGAACCAGCCCTGGCTGGGGATGGCGCTGCTGGCATGCTCGGTGGTGGCGATCGACGCGGTGCCGGTGCCGACGCCGGCGACGGAGGCGCAGATCGAGGCGCTGGTGCAGCTGCTCGGCGATGAGGGCATCGCGGCGGTGGCGGCGGCGCTCGATCCAGGCCGGACGCACGTGGACGTGGACATCGCAAAAAACTGAGTGGGCATCCCGATCTGGTGGATTGTCTGTATCTGTGCCGGAACGGGGTGCCATTCGACGTGGCGTTCAGCCTGGGGGCGGAGGAGCGACTGGCCTTTGTGGTCGCGCTCGGGACGCTCGACGGGCGGGAGTTCGATTTTTCGCAACTACGCTGGCGGGAGGCGGGATGATGGCAAACCGGGGATGCTGGTTCGCCCGGCGGCTCGCCGATCCGCGGGCGGCGGCGCTGGCGGCGCTGCATGGCCAGGCCGAGCGGCTGGCCGAGGCGCTGCGCACGAGCGATCCGACGCTGCGGGTGGATGTGTTGGCCGGCGATGAGGGTGCCGTGCTCGGCGTGTCCGGACGCGGGCTGGCGGCGCGGGAGTTCGGCTCGGCGCGCGGCGCGCCGCGGCCGGTGGTTGGGCCGGTGGTCGCGGCGGAGAGCGCGGCGATTGCGGCCGCGGTCGGCGATGCCGTGGAGGGGCGGTGATGGAGGAGGCCTATACGGTGGGCGTTCGCCTCGCGCTGGAGGATGGCGTCTCGGCGGGGATCGCGGCGGTGGGCGCGGAGATGGCGGCGCTGGAGCGGGTGACGGCGGCGGGCATGGCTGGGCTCGAGCGGTTCCGCGCGCTGGGTGCGGTGGTCGGCCGGCCGGCGGCGGAGGCCGCGCGGGCGGTGGATGCACTCTCCGCGCCGGACCGCGAGTCGCCAAGTTCCGAGCATGGGCCGACGTTCTTGCCCACGCGCGCGGCGGCGCAGGCCCTGCCCGAGCGGGATGCCGTTGTGCACGAACCGGCCGCGCAGGTGATCGCGCCGGCGTCGCCGGTGTCCTCGGCCGAGGTGGATGCGCCGGCGACGCCGCGGGCGCAGGCCGCGCCGCTGGTGGTGCGGCTGATGCCATCGGCCGTGCGGGCGCGGGACAACGCGCCGGCGGCTCCGTCGGTTGCGGCGCACGACCCTGCGCCGGACAACGCCCGCGACGCCGCGCCGATGCGTGCGGCCTGGGCGACGCTTGAACGTCCCGCCGCGAGCCGCGCGGAGTCCGCCGCGCCTGTCACGACGCTGCCGTCGCTGGCGCCGGTGCCGGCCGGGCAGATGCCCTCGGCGGCGCCGCAGGGGAGTGTCGAGAGGGACCAGGGGCCGACGGGAGGCGATGTGTATCTCGATGGCGCCCGGATGGGCCGTTGGATCGCCGACCACATGGCGCGGGCCGCGTCACGGCCGCAGGGCGGCGGCACGGCGTTCGATGGACGCATGGGTCCGGCCTATCCGGGCACGTTGCAAGGGGGCTGAGCGATGGCGGGGCATCTTCTGCTGGGGCCGGTGCTGTTCCAAAGTTTCGAGTTGCCGGAACGGATTTCCTGGGGCGGCGGCCAACGCCTGGCGGTGCACAAGCTGCCGGGCGGCGGGCGCGTGATCGATGCGATGGGGCGCGATGACGCGCCGATCGCGTGGTCCGGCGTGTTCGCCGGCGAGGATGCGGCGATGCGCGCCAGGCTGCTCGACCTGATGCGCGCCGAGGGCGGCGTGTGGCCGCTGAGCTGGGACAGTTTCCTGTATTCGGTGGTGATCTCGGCCTTCACGGTCTCGTATGAGCGGGCGGGGTGGTTGCCGTATCGGATCGTCTGCACGGTGTTGCGCGACGAGGCGGAGGGCCTGACGGAGAGCGTGCTGTCGCTGGCCTCCGATGTGCTGGGCGACCTCGGCCTTGCTGGTGGATCGGGGCTTGATGTGAGCGCGGCAACGCTGGCGCTCGGCGCCGATGGCGCGGCGCAGCGCGGAACCGACGCCTATGGCGCGGCGATGGGCGAGGTCTCGCAGGTGGCGTCGTCGGCGGCCCGCGCGGCGCTGGCGGCGGATGCGCAGGTGGCGCAGGCGGGGCTCGGTGATGCCGGCGCGCTGACCGCGGCGGTGACGGCGGCCGGCGCGCTCGCCAATGCGACGCAGGCCCGCGGCTATGCGGCGCGGGCGGCGGTCAACCTGACAAATGCGGATAGTTGAGGAGCGGCCATGCGCACGATCACGGTGGCGGGCGGAACCTTGTTTCGCATCGCGGCGGAACAACTTGGCGATGCGACGCAGTGGCAGCGCATCGCCGAACTCAACGGCCTCACCGATCCGGTCTTGACCGGCGTTATGACTTTGCGAATCCCGGCGCGGACGGGGGGCTAGGCGCATGGCCGTGGTGCTGCCGGGCGCGCGCTGGCCGCTGCTGTCGGTTCTGGCCAACGGCGCGCCGATGGCCGGCGTGATGTCGGCGGGGATCGTCAGCTCGAATCATTTCGCGGCGGACAGGTTCTCGCTGGCGGCGGCGGTCTCGGCGGATCCGCCGGGCATCCGCGCCCTGGTCGGACAAGCCGGGATCCTCGTCGAGGTCGCGATCTCGCTCGGCGATGGCGCGGGCTACGTGTCGCTGGTGACCGGCGAGGCGGATCTGGTGGATCTCGATCCCATCGGCGGCACACTGCGGCTCGAGGGGCGCGATCTTTCGGCGCGGCTGATCGAGGCGCGGACGCAGGAGAGCTTCTCCAACCGCACGGCGAGCGAAATCGCGACGCTGCTGGCCGCGCGGCATGGGCTCGACGCCGATGTGACGCCGACGACGACGCCGGTGGGCCGGTATTGGCAGTTGCAACACGACCGGATCGTGCTCGACCAGTTCAGCCGCGCGACGACGGAGTGGGACCTGTTGGTGACGCTGGCGCAGCTCGAGGGGCTCGATCTGTGGGTCAGCGGGACGACGCTGCATTTTCGCGCCCGCGAGGCGGCGCAGGCGGCCGGGCGGATGACGCCGGGCGATGTCACCGCGCTCCGGCTGGAGCGGTCGCTGACGCTGGCCTGCGATATCGAAGTTGTGGTGAAGAGCTGGAATTCGCGCAGCGGAGCGGCCTTCGTGCAGACGGCGCGCAAGAGGGCGTTTCCCTCGCCGCGCGGGAAGCTGCAGCGCTACGTGCTGGTGGTGCCCAATCTGTCCCCCGATGACGCGCTGAAGCTGGCGCAGGCGCGGCTGGCGGAGCTGACGCAGCACGAGCGCGTGGTGACGGCGGAGATGCCGGGAGAGCTCGATATCATGCCGCGGCAGCGGATTCTGCTGGCGGGAACTGGAACCGATTTCGACCAGGAGTATCGGGTGGATCGCGTGGAACGGCATGTCTCGACGGCGCATGGGTTCACGCAAACGATGCATATGCGCAATGGCGACGACGCGAGCCAGGTGACGGCGCCGGCGCCGGCGCCGGATGCGGGGGCGTGATGGAGCGATTCCTCAATGCGATGAAGGCGCAGGCGGCCGCGCTCGATCGGATGCAGGGCCAGGCGCGGTTCGCGCTGGTGGCCAGCGTCGATCCGGCGCGCTACGCGGCGCGGGTGCGGCTGATGCCGGAGGACGTACTGACGGGATGGCTGCCGATCGTCTCGCCCTGGGTGGGCGCGGGGTGGGGCTTCGTCTGCCCACCCTCGCCGGGCGACCAGGTGCTGGTGGTCGCGCAGGAGGGCGATGCCGAAAATGGCGTGATCATTGGCGGAAGTTTCTCGGATGCCGCCCGCGCGCCGGTGGCGCCGGCGGGTGAATTATGGGTGGTGCATGCCTCAGGGGCAGCGTTGCGGTTACTTAACGACGGCACGGTGCGGGTTACCGGCGATCTGCACGTGGATGGCGATGTTTACGATCGCGCCGGCTCGCTGGCGCGGCTGCGCGGGCATTATGACGCGCATGTCCATGCCGCCAATGGTGCGCCGACATCGGCTCCGGACTGAATTGCGCAGGAGATCATGATGGCCGATGCATGGCATCAATATGGCAACGACCTCGTGGTCGGGCCAACCGGGGATGTCGCCGTGGCGACCGAGGCGACGCTGGGCCAGCAGATGCTGCTGCGCCGGCTGCTGACGAATCCTGGAGACTATATATGGGATATGTCCTACGGCGCCGGGCTCGGGCAGTTCGTCGGCATGCCCGCCGATGCGGCGCGGATCCGCGCGGTGGTCCGCGGCCAGGTGTTCAAGGAGGCGGCCGTGGCGCGGACGCCGGAGCCGGTGATCGAGGTGGCGTCCGACCAGGCCGGCGAGGTGGCGGTGCAGATCCGTTACGCCGACGCCGCAGCCGGAGTGACGCAGACCTTGGCCTTTACAGTCAGCAACGGGTGAGCGCACATGCAGCTGCAGCTTCAGAGTTTCGCGGGATTGGTCGGCGCCGCGGCCGCCGCGGTGCAGGGCTCGGCCAGGCAATTGATCGATCTCACGGTGGGCTCCACCTTGCGGGCGATGCTGGAGGCGAGCGCCTCGATCGGGCTGTGGATGCAGTGGCTGACGCTGCAGGTGCTGTCGACGACGCGGGCTTCAACCAGCGCCGCGGCGGACCTCGACAGCTGGATGGCGGATTTTTCGGTAAGCCGGCTGCCGGCGGTGGCGGCGGTCGGGAGCGTGACGTTCGGCCGCTTCGTCGCCGCAGGCAGCGCCGTGGTGCCGCTGGGCACGGTGGTGCGGACCAGCGACGGCACGCAGAGTTTCACAGTCGCCGGCGACGTCACCGTGCCTGGCTTCAGCGCGGCGCTCGGTGGCTATCCGCTGGCCCCGGGAGTGGCATCCGTGACGGTTCCGGTGGTGGCTTCGGCGGCGGGGGCGGCGGGAAATGTGCAGGCCAACGCTATCAGTTTGATCGCGGCGGCATTGCCGGGCGTTGACACGGTCAGCAACGCCGGCGCCCTGGTCGGCGGTCAGGATGGCGAGAACGACGACGCGCTGCGGGCGCGCTTCAGTCACTTCATGGCGAGCCTGGCGCGGGCGACGCCGGCGGCCATCGGCTACGCGATCGCCGGCGTGCAACAGGGGCTGCACTACACGCTCGCCGAGAATGCCCTGCCCGACGGCAGCGCGCGGATCGGCAACTTCGTCGTCACGGTCGACGACGGCAGCGGATCGCCCTCGGCGAGCCTGCTGGCGGCGGTGACGGCGGCGGTGGAGGCGATGCGGCCGGTGGGGTCGTCCTACACGGTGCGCGCACCGACGGTGCAGATCGTCAACGTCTCGATGGCGGTGACGCTGGCGCCGGGCGCGAACGCGGGGACGGTGAAGCCCGCGGTGGCGGCGGCGGTGACGGCGTTCATCAACAGCCTGCCGCTCGGCACGCCGCTGGCCTGGTCGCGTCTTGTGCAGGTGGCCTACGGGGCGGCGCCGGAGGTGGTCAATGTCGCCGCGGTGCTGCTGGACGGCGGGACGACCGATGTGGCGGTGGGCAGCGGCCAGGTGATCAAGGCCGGCGCGGTGGTGGTGAACTGAGATGACCGGCGATCAAGCTGACATGCTGGCGCGGCTGAAAGCCGTGCTGCCGCCGCGGTGGTTTCCGGATTCGGCGCCGGTGCTGGATGCCGTCCTGTCGGGTGTCGCGGAGGTCTGGGCGCGGCTCTATGCACAGCTCGAGGCGGTGCGTTTGCAAACGCGGATCGCGACCGCGACGGATGCGTTTCTCGACATGATAGCGGTGGACTTCTTCGGATCGTCCCTGCCGCGCAGGTCTCTCGAGACGGACACGGCGTTCCGTGGCCGCATCCAGCGCGAACTGCTGCGCGAGCGCGGCACGCGGCGGGCGATCGTGGCCGCGTTGACGGATCTCACCGGCCGGACGCCGATGGTGTTCGAGCCGGCGCGGCCGGCGGATACCGGAGGCTGGGGCGCCGGCGTGGGCTACGGGCAGGCCGGCCGATGGGGCAGCCTCGCGCTGCCGATGCAGTGCTTCGTCACCGCCTATCGCCCTGCGGGGCAAGGCATCGGGGTGGTGGCCGGCTGGGGCGCGAGCGCCGCTGGCTGGGGCGTGGGTGCGGTGGAATATGGCAGCCTCGCGCAGATCGCCGGGCAGGTGACGGACGCTGAAATCGCCGCCGCGGTCGCTGGCCTCATGCCGGCCGCGACGATCGCCTGGCTGCGCATAGCAAGCTGAATCTCGCGCCCACCGACTGGGCGTTTCCGAAATCGAGAGTGAGGATCAATGGACCGGAACATCGTCTATCCCGGCGGCATTCCGCTGGATACGGATCTCCTGGCAACCAACCGCAACGCCATGGTCGCGCTCGGCGCCCTGATCAGCGCGACCCTCGGCACATCGACGGTGATCGATGGGCTCGCGGTGGTGCCCACGGTGCCGGCGGGGCTGTCGGTCGCGGTGCAGCCGGGCAGCATCACCCAGCTTTCGGTGGTCGATCAGAATGCCTATGGCTCGCTGGCAGCCGATAGCGGCGATCCGCTGATGAAGATGGGCATCAATGTCGCTCCCGTTACATTCGCGCTGACCGCGCCGACCACGAGCGGGCAGTCGGTGGTGTATCTGGTGCAGGCGGCTTTCCAGGAGGCCGATACCAATCCCGTTGTGCTGCCGTACTACAATGCGGCCAACCCCGCCGTTCCGTTTCTTGGCGCCAGCAACAGCGGGGTTGCCCAGCCGACGCTGCGGCGGCAGAGCGTGCAGTTGCAGCTGAAGGCGGGGGCCGCGGCGACGACGGGCGCGCAGTTGCCGCCTCCGGTCGATGCCGGATGGACAGCCTTGGCCGTCATCCTGGTCAGCTATGGGCAAACCCAGGTGACCGCGGGGAATATTACCGGCGTGCCGGCGGGGGCGACAATCCCCTATCGCCTGCCGGCGCTGCGGCCGGGCTTCTCGTCGCTCGTGTCGTATGTGACGTCCGGCAGCTTCACGGTGCCGGATGGGGTGACGCGGGCGAAGGTGACGGTCATTGGCGGTGGTGGGGCCGGCGGAACCCATGCGACGCTGCCGGGCGGCGGCGGAGGTGCCGGTGGGCGGGCGATCAAGATCGTGACCGGCCTGGTTCCGGGCAGCGTGATCGCGGTGACGGTCGGGAACGCCGGCGTGGCGCTGGCGACCCCCGGGGTGGGCGGCGCCGGCGGAACCTCCAGTTTCGGCGCCTATGTTTCCGCAACGGGCGGCAGCGGCGGCGTCGGCGGCACGGCGGCGATCGTCTGCGCGGGTGCCGGCGGCGGCAGCGGGGTGGGCGGTGATGTCAACTTCGGCGGCGCGTTCGGAACGGATGCGAACGTGCAGTCCGGTCGCGGCGGCGATGGCGGCGGACCCGGCGGCGGTCGCGGCAGCACCG